CGTAGCTGTCAGAGGACAGGCCCATATAACATCTCCAGTTCTTTGGGTCTCCTAGCTTGCAAGCATATATTTCATGATTTGTAGAAGAACACCCCCACAACCGGTTATCCATCTCAGTTACAAAATCCATATCCGGGACTGTCCTTGAGATGGTTATATTCTCACTGTTCGTAAATACTTTATTAATTAGACCTATCACAATTACATAATCATCACCACAACCATACAGAATATTGGATGTATTAAAGTCATAATTGTTATAAATCTCCGCCCTTTTATCTACTCCACTAAATGTAGCAGCATCATATTCTTTAAAGCCTTTTCCTATACCGGGTGACTGTATCTTTACATAGGTTGTTCCTACAGATACCCATGCTGCAGAGTTTTCACTCCATATTTTCATTACAACTGTATTTTCAGAAGTATCTATCCAGTATTCATATTGTGTTTTATCAGGTTCTGTATCACCGGTATATGTTTTCTTGTCCGGGAATACCGTTCCATCCATCTTGCAAAGCGTAAAGGATGGCTTTGTTGTGGTGGTTACCGTATTTTCCATTTCTGTTAATGTTTGGTCATATACGTTGTACATAACCTTGTCCGGGAAGACACACAAATATGCTCCCATTCTTACAAATGTTCTTTCCTTATCCTTGCATGATTCCTTTAAATCACACGCTTCTGACTGGTTATAGTACAGTTTATTCTCTGTGACCCATACCAGCTTATCCGTACCATACAGACCTTTGCAGTCTGTAAGGTCTCTCAATTTTCCTCTTGGTATTCTAGGAGACAATATCGGATAGTAATCCGCTGTCATATTCTGCATATCCGAAAATTCCCCATCCTGTATTCTTTCATTGGCATTGTAGCCACCAAATGCGCTAAGTACTTTGGTTTCAGACCTTGTACTTTGAAGTTTCGGTAATCTCATATGTCACCTCTCTAATACATCGTTGCCCTTAAAGAGCTTTTATGTGTCCGGTACCAGTAATTAGCAAAATCCTGATATTTCTGATTAAACATAGCTGCTGAATTTGCGTATCTGTCCATTTCATTGTTATAATAATCAATCTGGCTCATAAGCCACTGAACGTATAAGCTGTCATATGGAGCAGATACAAGAAGTTCCTTATCCATATCAGCTTCTGTATAAGATTCTACCACTACATCCTCTTCACGCTCTCTTACATTCAGTATCTCAATAGCAATTCTTTTATCCAATTCTGTAAGCCAATCTAACTTTTCGTTGTCCTCATAAGTATTTGGTTCCAGGTCATCCACCTTTGTTATTGCTTCATTTACCTTCATGTCTCTCTCCTTCTAAAAAAGAGGCACAACAACGCTGTGCCTCTCCTCGTTTTAATGGAATCTCTTATTAGTTAAAAGCCTTTCCTTTTGCAATAAGTTCCTGCTGTCTTCTCATTGCAAGCTGGTCCATTTCTGTGCTGTTCTTCAGAACTTCAAAGATTGGTTTCGGAATGGTTACCTCTTCCCCTCTTTTAATTCTGTAATTATGTCCATTTAAAGCTACAAAAATGTCTCCTTTTTCACCATCCAGTGGTGCCATGAACTTAACTTCCTCTTTCCATGGATCCACTTCTTCTACTGTTTCTTCTGCTACTTTCGTTTCTTCTGCTACTTTCGTTCCTTCTGTTCTTGTTCCCATACAGTTGCCTCCTAGTTTGCCTCTACGCTTCCGCTGAATTTTGATGTTGATTCAATACGAATCATATACTGTTCTATCAGACGTTCTGCCGTTTTCATTGCTTTCCATCCAACCGTTGAGCGCTGGTTCAATGGGTCATCACCTGCACCTGCCGGCTTGATAATCATCTGTAATGCTCCGCCATCAATACGGGTCTTTGCATACGCATGTCCTCCAAGTACTAACGTTCCAAATACTGCAAGGTCTGCCGGGCATCCTTCGCCTTTCCAAATCTTTGCATTTGAAGTAGATACAAAACGTACATTTGCAATCTTTCCGATTTCTCCTTTAAAAATTGCTTCTGATGCTGCATATTTATGTGTATCAATCCATTCCTCGCTGCGCATAAGGTCATAGGCTGCGTATGGATGAATGATAGCTACATAAGAGTTCTGAATTTTTGGAGCATTCATTGCTTCCAGCATAGATGCGGCACGGAAGAAGATTTCCGGTGTCAATGTATCTGCGGCTGTTAACTTATCTCTTGTAGCTCTGTTTCCGACAATTAATACGTTTGTGCCGCCGGCTATAACGTCTCTTGTGACATTGTCCAATGTCAAGCCCGCCTGAGCACCTAATATTTTTGAAGCCTGTACAACATTGTTGTCAATGGCTGTAAGGTCCAGCACGTCAGAAATTGTGATGTAATCTCCATACTGTTTTACTGTACTTGTTACAGTACTTACACTTAAGCTATTTCCATCCGGTGTAACACCTTCTGTAAGTGGTGTATTCGCCGGTTTCAAAGAGTCATACTTTCTGAACTCAATCTGTTTACCACCATTTTTAGGGATCGGATAATCATCTCCAAACTGGTCATGCACCAATTCTGGGGATGCTTCTTCAATTAATTCCTTTTCGTAAAATGTTTTATTTTCTGCCGACAGACTGGATGTACCAGTTGTCTGCGTGTTCGGATTTGCAAAAAACTGCAAAATATTTCTGATTTTCATATAAATTCCTTTCTGAATTACGAGAAAGAAATACGTTCTCCTTCCAGTACTTTCTTCTCGTATTCTCTCATCTGTTCAGGTGTCAATTTTCTGACATCTACTTTCACTGTTCCTTGTGAGCCGGAAGATGCTGCACCTTCAATTGGTCTTCCACTCTTCGAATTGATGCTTTTTACTACATTGTTTTTTGCTGTCTCTGCCGCCTGTGCCATTCCATATGTCATAATTTCATCATGGTGTGTGGCCATGTAAGCAGCTTCAATGCTTCCACCAACCTTAAGAATTGCCGTGAAGTCTGGATTTGCAAGTTCCTCATTAAGATTAAAGTCCATGTTGTACTTCTGTCTTAATGCATCCGCCTGCTGTGTCCACTGTGCATAAATCTGCTCGCCTTCTTTTTTCTTCTCCAACTGTTCCATTGCTTCTGTCAGTTTCTTGTTTTCCAGTTTTACCCGGTTTACTTCCCGAAGCTGGTCTACGGACATTCCATGTCTTGCTGCTTCATCTTCCAGAAGTGCATTGTCCTGCTGTACTGCTCTTACGAGTCCTTCCACATCATCCGCTTCAAGACCATAACGCATAGCAAGCTCTCCCATGATTGGAGTCAGTGCATCATACTGTTTCTGCAAGTTACTGATTGTTTCATTCGATTTTTTCAATCTGTCCTTAACGATTCCTTCTGTACGCTTTCTATATGCGTCTCTATAATCGCCCTTAATCAGTTCCTCGAAGGCTTTTTCTGTGTCTTCCGGTGTTGTCGCATTCTGCGACATTCCAGCGTCGTCCTGGTTATCTGTTCGACCGTCTGTGGCTCCGGCGTTGAGCCCTTCCGCCTGTCCTGCTGTTCCTTCTGCTCCAGTTGAAGCTGCGCCTGCTCCACCTTCCGCAAAAAACTGCAAGTTAAAATATTTTTTTCTCATACTTTCGTCCTTTCCGAAGTGCCATGTTTTTTTCTTAAACCACTTGCACTATATCAATTTATTTTTTTTGCAACTCCCAATTTTTGCCACAAATGAAATATTTTTTGGGAAATTTTTTTCAATGATTTTATAGCCGCTAAAAATTGTTTCTAATGCTACTTCTGTCTCTTTGACCCAGTCCGTTATTTCCATTCTGCATCTCCCGGATTCTTCCATTTCCAAGACCGTAATTTTTACTTTTCCTGTTGCCTGCTGCTTTTGCAATTCCTCAAGAAGCGTAAATAAAAGGATACTGCATGCCGAGCACACAATATCCTTTCCTGCTTCTGCATAGTCAGCATGGCCTTCCATTTTTATTTCCAGCCGATTTTCTTCTTCTCTCACTCTGACTTTAAGCATATCTTTCTCCTATACTGACGTGGAATTTCTAGTCGCATGTGCCGCCTGGCTTGTTAATGAGCCATTGCTATTCCGATTCAGCACTGACTGGCTCTGTGCCATAGGTTCTTCTGCCTGCTGCATTGCAATCTGTGCATTTCCCGCTATTCTTTCTGCATAATTTGTTGTTCCTCCGCTCGACATATCTACTGCCTGTGCCAGCGCAAGAGCCTGCTGCTGCATCTGTAAGTAAAGATTGTAATATGTCTGGGATTTATTTAATCTCTGCTTTACCTCGTCTTTTCCGTCAAAGTCCATCATATCCAGACATCCGATAGTCATTTCTGCATTCTGCGGATTAAAAAATCCAAGGTTATAGAATTGTAATGCAAGCTGATTCTGTGTCTCCCTGGTGTATGCGCTCTGCTTTGCTGGTACAACCTTAACATCGAATATAGGGACTCTTTCTGACTGTTCCTGTCCAAATCCGGTATCCATTGTCTGTCCCTTTAATGTGCTATTGTCAAACGTCACATAGTCTGTCTGTCCGGTTTCTCCGGTAATTCTGAATTCCCTTGGCTCATCATAAAACTGTCTGATAAGCTCAATCACCAGATAGCATATCTTTGTAAATGCTCTATAATCCGCTCTGTTTGCATCCCTAGACAATTTGCCGGACGCTTCCTGGAGACTGGCAATTCCACTTGCCGAAGTAACATTAGAGGTCTGTCCCTGTGCCGCTGCTGTATTTCCTGAAGTATCCTTCAGTTCTTCGATTTTATTATTCAAAATAGTTTCATAAATACCCGCCATTGGTGTCGATGTAATCTGTCGAAAAGAATCCTCTCCCAGATTTCCGTTAAAATGCACAAGTGATTTTGAAAAATCGCAAAAATCCTTTTCATTCAGTCCTACATCATCTCTAACCGCCCATCTTGGTTTCGCCAGCGACAATCCATTTTCCAATATACCCTGCTGCATCTTGTCTATATATGCCTGTGTATCTTTCATGACATCCACATATCCAAATCCGCAGACACTGCTTTCGATTGGAAACAGTACATCAAACACAAATGGATATAGGCCATGATCATACAGCCCTGTATATTTTAACTCCTCGTCATTTTCTGTCGCATATAGCACTTTTCCATTGCAGAATTTGCAATAATGCAGCACGTTCTTTCTTTTAATCAATCCATTATTGTCTTCAAGTACAATTGTTTTTTTATAATACCAGTCTACAACCGCAACCTTCTCTGTATTATCTTCCGCATCTGTCTTTATATACTGTGTTATGCTGATATCACTGCCTGCCATTATCTCTTTTTCCGGATAAGTAGCCTTTATGTCCTCTACGTCTTCCATGGATACATAGAATACATTCTTCGACCTCTGAATATCTTTTACTCCTGGTTCCCAGAAGAGATTCATAATATCTACATTTTTAATTGATATGTCGCCTAATCCATTGTCTTTCGAGCCATCCCAGAATACGCCTGTTACACAAGTTCCATTTTTTAATTTATACCATCCGCAAGCTGAATACGTCTCTTCAAATTCATTACGTTCCAAAATAACCGGTATTATTTCTGATAAAGCCTTGGCTGCTTTTTCATCATTCTTTTCTCGTGGAAGCACATTTGCTTCCGGGAAATTGTCCATGATGTCAGCATGCTTATTAGCAAGTGCATTGAAAAGCCATGCAGACCGTGGTTCTATCCTTTTCTCTGCTTCCTCTTCCTGTTCTTTTCTTGCATAATCCCAATGCCTTAACCTCCACCATTCCTCATTTTCCACGATTGTATTTTCAAGATTCTTTTTTCCGGCATGATATTTCCTCAATACTTCTGCTGCTTCTTTCACATCGTCGTCCGTGATTACATCTACCGTCTGCTCTTCCGGTATCTCTTTTTCTTCTGATTCCGTCTGAATTAATGTGTCCTGCTGTTCTTTTTCCTGTTGCACCGGTGCAACTTCTGTTATTTTTCCTTTTTTATAAGCCATCTCTCATCCTCCTAAATATTTAATATCTGTACTCCTTGGCTTCTTTTTTGCTCTTTGAACATATCTAGTGGGTCGAATGCCGGTTTTTTTTGTAATACATTTCCTCTTGGAGCAATCGGATGCTCCATGAGCACATATCTGCATTCATCATAGATGTGATCTTCTTCTGTTGTGTCAATATCTTCCGGAATTGTCTCGCTATATGTAAGGTTTGGAATTGTTCTGATAAAGTTTCTGCATGTATTAAATATTTGAAACATACAATCTCCCATTTCATCAAAGGCAAACCTATAGTGATACTGCATCTTTCCCGGCAGTCTGACATGGTCTCCGCCATGGAAATATACAAAATTAGGGCTTCTCTCCATCATTCTGGCAACAGATTCTCCTCTTGACTCATCAAATATAGCCGGATCCGCTACACCTATAATCCTCTTACCTTTCAGCAATGGATTGTTTTCTTCGACTTCTCGAATCTTTCTTGCCTGTTCTACCGGATGCTCTTTTAATCCCTGATTAGCAATTCCATTCCAACCGTACAGCTCTGCTATCCGGTATATCTTTCCCTTTGTGTCTACTGCATACCATCCTACTGAATACGGTTTTGCATATCCGAAGTCGAACCCCCGGTATATCTTCCAGTGGTCCGGTATTTGAAATGGCTCAATCACATGCGTCCACATTCTATCTTTATAATGATTTGGGTCATCCCTGAATTCTGTGAAAACCTGTCCACTAAAGCTGTCCCATGAGCCATACATCAGGGCATTTCTTTCTGCCTCTGGCAATGCTGCAAGGTTTGCCAAATAGTCAGGGTCATTCTCTAACAGTTTTTTATTGTCAAATACTGTGGCCGGTATGTATATCCTGTCTCGTGAAAGCTGTATCTTCTCACCCTGCGGATTAAGCACGCTGTACCTTTCCACAATCCTTGTATTTGGCGGTGCAGGCGTTACAAATCTCTGCTTAACCCATGCCATCCCTTTTCCATCCGGATTCGCCGTTGCTCTCATGTATACTCTTGTGCCAGGTCCCATCGGTCTGTTTCTAGACATCATATACTGGTACTGGGTCAAGGAGAAATGTGTTAATTCGTCAAATCCGATAAAATCGTATGCTTTTCCTTGGTAGTTGAAGCGATCGGAGTCTCTTTGCATATAGCCAAAAAATATCTTTGCGCCAGATTCAAACTGCCAACGCTTTTTATTTTCATTAAATTTGGGGCGCTGCCCCTTCAGATTACCGTACAAGTCATAGGATCTTGTAATTAATCCTTCAAGCTGTGGCACTGTGTCTCGGAATATAATGCCTCTGTAATTTGGTATGTTTATCTGTCTTAACGCTTCCGCTAACATGGAATCTGACTTTCCGCCGCCTGCTGCTCCTCCGAACAAAACCTCATACTCCGGTCTTTCCATGAATATCTTCTGCTTCGGCTGTGGCATCCACGAAGCACTCATCTTCGTCAACCTCCTTTACTGGTGGTAGGAATACTACTCCTTCGTTGTCCTCTTCATCGTCTTCGCCTTTAAAGCCATGCTTGTCCAACCAGTCAATTGCTTTCTGAGAATCTTTCAGCTCAATAGCTACTCCATGTGCTGTATTCTTTATGGCTTTTACCGTTTGCCAGTCTATTAAATCCGGATTTTTAATACTCATTCCATATGCCGATACATTTACAACATCTGATAAGTCAGCAAATGCAATTCTTGATTGCAGTTCCGCCACATCCTCTTCTTTTGGAAGCATCCTTTCCATCTTGTCTCTCCGTATTTCTTCCAAGCGTTCCTTGATTTTAGGATTTTTTAGCTTATTATGTGCAGAAACGGCCGCCGATTGATAAGAGCAGTGATAAACACGCATATAGCTTCTTACTGCATTGAAAGATTTCGCATAATACTGGCAAAAAAGCTCGTCTCTGTCTACTGCATTCTCCTCTTCTGACGATTCTTTTTCTTCTTCTGTATATGCATTCTTTTTTTGTGTGCACACTTTTTTCTTCTTTTTGTGTGCATACTTTTTTCCACCGCCTCTTTCCCATCCGTATCGTTGCTTCCAGGACTTGACCGTATTCAGGCTGATGCCGTATTTTTCCGCTATTTCTTTATATTTCATTCCAAGCATGTAATCATTTTCTGCTTCTTCATGTACTTCTCCCATACGGTCCTCCCTTCTCCATTTCTGCCTGTATTTTATAAATAGATGCATCCTTTTTCTCCCCGAAACTGTCTCCTTTTTTATTTTTTGTGCATTTTGCAAGTAACCGGAGAACTGCTCCCTCTCATGGAGGAAGATTTTAAGTAAAAAAATATGAGCATCAGCATACTTTACAGATGTGCTGACGCTCATATTTTTTCATTGCTTTATAATAACGTCTATGGCATAACGATTTTCACTCGTGCATCCACAATAAATCCATTATGTATAGGGCTATAGTCTTTTTCAAACTGGATTGCGCCATCTTCTTTGAGTTTTTCGCAGATTTCACGCACCAGCATATTCTTTGCAATTTCTACCATCCGATTTTCTCCCATTTCAATTACGTCCTGTAGCTGGATTACTTCCCGAGCTGCTAATGTTCTAATCTCTTTTCTGTCATATTTCATTGCTTCGAGGCTTAATTTTTGGTTTAATCTTCTATTTTCTCTCAGGGCAGCGTTATACTCTGCTTTCAGGCGTTTCCTTTTTAGACGTATCTCTTTCCGTCGCTTTTTCACGTTTTTCCTCCTGTTCTTTTCTATCCATTGGCACATTCTGGTCTATTATCATACTTTTCTTCCATCATCCTCTTAATCTCACACTTGCATTTATACTTGTAGCAATTCTGCTTCTGATATGTTCTTTTTCTTACCTTCGACTTAAATCCAATTGCCAATTCTGTTTTTCCCGGGCCCTCACATGTTATCTTTGTAGCTGAATCCCTTATAAAAAACGGACATTTCGTTTTTGCGTCACTTGTTTTATTCATTACCGCCTTCTCCTTCCTACACTTTTACACACCCTTTATCTGTGAAGCTATCATATCTGCAGTCTGCGTCCAAAGAACATTAGGGTATCTATGCACTGCCCGGCTATAAAACTCCCATTCTGACTTATCTGTAAATGCTCCCATGTGATATCTGATGCACATTTTCTCTTCTTCTGTGAGGTCAATTAAGCCCATCAGCATGATAAGGCTCTTGTCTCCATGTCCCGGATACAGTCTTTCTTTATTCCACTCGATCTCAATCATCGTATCTGTTCTCGGATCAATGTAGTAATGGTAATCACCCAGCTTGCATACATCATGTAGCAGCCCTATTATTCCAGGGCTTTCCCGGCGTTCCCATTTTAATCCCATGCACCAAGTTATTTTTTCAAGTTCATGCGCCACTCGGAATGAATGTTCCATCAGTCCCCCCTTGTATGCCCCGTGGTGTTCTTTTGATGCCGGAGCGATGAAATACTCCTTTTCTTCAAGCCACTCTATCAGCTTTGGCCACTTCTGAAGCATATTCATTACCGTATTTTTTGTATCAGCAATTTCCATTTGCTCTACCCTCCATTTCTGCCAGCTTGGCTTCGGCTTCCTCTTGCGATAAGAACCAGGTTTCCTTGTACATTTTTTCTGGCAGGATTCGACCTGTACCATATTCCCTATCCTTGTCGCACTCTATATACCATCCTTTTTCTGTAAAAGTAACCGAAGCTACTTTTTGATGATAAACTTTGTTATTCTCAGGGTGCTGATTTAAGATATTTAATTCATAATTGACTTTGCTAGGAATTATATATACATCTGCACCAATTCCGCACAGCAACCGCAGCAGTAAGCCCTGCTCCTCGGCATCCTCATAACATTTCAACTTTTCTCGCAAATCAGCCATAGCCCAAAGATTCCGATAAAATACTGCAATCAATCCTCGTACATCTGAAAATGGGTCTATAGTTAAATTATCCAGAATCTCTTCGTCAAACTCTGTTTTATCTAATGGCAATTCGTCCTTCGTTAACGTGACCATGAGGTTTCTGGCAAAATCCCGTGCGTCCATTTCCATCTCAAAATCTCTATATCTTGTATTACGCTCAGCATCTACATAGCTGCAATTATGCGCCAATTCAAGCATTGACATATCAGTTACTTCCTTATTTGTAGTTAATCTCTCCATGCTATTCCTCACTTTCTGCCTTAAGCCACTTTAATAAGCACTCGTAGCAATTACAATTATCATTTTTGTCGCAGTCAATTTCGGCTAACCCATTTTCATTCGGACACATCATATTGGCTGCCAGTTCCTCGTCCGTCATACTCCGGATCCGATCTGCATTGGTCTTTTTTCTTGTTACTGCATATCCTTCTGGATGTATTCCGTTTTTCATATCCTCTACCTCACTTTTACATCTTTATCATTTTTTCTGATTTTGAATTCCAGTCCACACTCTTCTTTGAGTATTTCTATCTGCTCATCCCAAGTCGTGTAATCATCCATAAGACACTCCGCCTTACTATTGAACCGCTCTATGTATCTTTTAATTCTTTCTGCTCCAAATCCGAACTGGTCGCGAAGTGTAATTGCTGACAGAATTGTTATTGTATCAATAGTATTCTCTTTGATTTTCAGCACGCACTCATCTATTGCATTCTTTGGAAGTGCCAGGGGCATTTTCGTTGCCCCTCTGAATTTGCATTCCTCTTCCAATCCTTCAATTCCTTTGGTTTTGGCTATTTTTAATGCATAAGCCATTCCCTCACGTCTCGCTTCTTCTAATTTATCCCTTGCCATAACTACCTCTCTTCCTGCACCAAGCGAATCATTCTCAACCATGCTGCATATAATATAAGCAGGAGGTATCGATATATGATTGCTTGGTTTTGTTATTTATATTTAAAACTTAAGGGTTAGGCAAACCGGAGTTGTCCGGTCTGCTAAATTTTTAACCTATATGCTCTTGCCGGAAACTGCATTGATTCATTAAAATACATTTCATTTACCAATCCTCGTTGTTTTACTCCATCATAGTAAACAAGCCTACGCATAGTATTGTTCTCAACCATTACAATCTGCTCTACCATTACGACCTTGTACCATACGTGTGATGCTGTGCTCTTATCCATAACAATCAGTTGACCTATCATCTGCGTAATTTCGTCAAATGTAAGCTGTTCTCCGACATTCTCCTCTTCTATCCAGTCTCCTGGTTCAAACTCTTTTTCTGTTGGAGCAATTAAATCCATAATGCTTAACTGCCCTTCGCACTGAATCATGGCATCACCTCTGGGAAGTCCTCTATCTGCATCTGACCTTCCAAATCGTCTGCATCCTGCTCACATTCTTCACAAGCTTCTACCATTTCTGCATCCATATCCGATTCTTCTCCAATGTCAATGAGAATCAAAGGCTGTCCTTGATCTGTCACCCAAATTACATCTTCCAGCTTGTACAGCTTTCTTTTTCTTGGATTTGCACAGATAATACTTACCGGTGCATCGTCTGGGAAACTGTTTACATATTCTTTCAGTTCACTATTTTTCATTTTCCAAAAGGAACCTGCTATAGCGTTACCCCGGCCGGAGGTTCGGCTCCTTTCTTGAATTTTGTTGCTTTGTGTTATATACTATCTATGCATAAATAGCCAATAATCTCATTGCTTACTATTCTTTTTTCTTGTTGCTCTGTCTTATGGTCGTGTAATCTCAATAGTAACTGTAAATTTAGATTTATTTTTTCTGGAGGTACACTTATGGCAATAATTGACGTATTTAATACAGTTTCGGCGGGTGCAGGTGCGTGTGGGTTTTGCACAGAACCAATGAAACAGGGGCAAAAGGGTGAGTAATATTGGACACCGAGGGGTTCAAATCCCCTCAAACCCGTCATTTCATAAAATCTTCTAAATTCATCTGCCCCCTACAATTACCACCAATGGTACTTGGGTCCCAACCTACACCAATATAATCAAGCACTTTCGCCCATCCATAATCGTTGCCATCTTTGTCCTTGCACATGTGGAACATCAGATAATCCCATTCCTTTAGATTGCTTTCGTGCAATAGGTCAAATCTATGAGGTCTCTTTTCCATATGGATTCCAAATCCACACATACTGCAACCGGTACGTTGCGCTTTGGTAGTATAAAGTGTTCCGTCTGGCTTTTTCTCGATTGTTCCATAGATTTCTGGTATTAATGAATCCGGCATTTTAAACTTCTCTGTAATCCGTCCTTCTTTCAAACCTACTTCATAATATTTTTCTTTCAATCCATTTTTCCAAAGACCATCCATTTCCAATGTCAGCTTTAATATATCCTGTCTGCCAAATATGGCAAATGGTGCTGACCTTATTGTTGATGCTCCAAAATAATTGCAGCCATTCATCCGCAGGCTCTTGGCACGTCTGCCGCCCTCAGATGCCATCAGACCTAAATACGGTACGCTGTTATGTTCTTTACCCCAATCATCACAATTTTTTTCTTTGAGATAATAACAGCATTTCGCTGATACCAAGAAATCCGGTTTCTGGAAGTCACATCCTTCGGTTTCATTTTCATAGCCGCCAAACAACTTTAGCCATCTTTGATTAAGCTGCATCTTAGAATTTTTCTGCCAGCCGCCGTATTCTCCGGTTTCCCCGGTAATAATTGCATGACGGACAGTTTTATTTTTCTCTGATGGATTCTGTAGCAATTCTACCTTGGCTGCCACTTCTTTTGAAATGACCGGAAATCCAAATTTCTGTATTACTTTCGCCTTTGTCCAATAAGTACCATCATCCCTTTTCAGTGGTGGTACATTGATAATTCCTAAAGCCTTATGTACCCTCTGTATACTTTTATCTTCCAAAGTAGATGCCGATACTCCTGGAACATCTATTCCGCACACCTCATGGAGAAATATGTATAAAATAATGCTATCCAATCCACCAACCGAAACATGATAATTTAATCCTCTTCCATCACATTCTGTTGCAAATTCCTTTGCTCTTATCTGAGCATATTTTCTTTTAAATTCATACGGCTGTTTTTCTTTCTGCATAAAAGATGCTATCTTCTCATACGTTCCAAGCCGTTCCATTCTTTCCTGTACTGATTCCATTTGTTTCTGGAGTAAAGAGCTCTTTTATGCTGGCCAGCAAACCTCTCACTCCTTTCGATTTAATTATTCGACAACTAACAGTTTATATTCCACGCATACATCTCCCTCATATCAAATGTGATATAATTCTCAATGAAAGGAGGTGACGCCATGAGCAAACAGAGAAAATGCTCTCTCAAAGTGTTATCTGACGATAACAAACTGTTACATGGGACAGCAGCTCAATTACACTATGTAAAAGAGCAAGGCGGTTGGGATGCTTTTATTGAGAATATAACAACCGAAGCCGCAACCGTAGCAGTTAAACACGCTTTCAGAGAAATGGAAAAGGCAAAATTCACGTCAATTCCATCAAAGCGTAAGTCATCATAACCCTTTGCGGGATGGGGTAGCATTTCGCTACCCCATATTTTTCTGTACACATATCACATAATTCCAACATATCCATACGGCTTTAGCCATACCTCACACTCCTTCCGGTTTCTCGCACCGCTCAAACTCGATAACCCACACCCACGGATTTGCATCCCAACCGTAGCGGTCAATGTTGGATTTCTTGATGGTACTGTTCCATATCTGCATAAATTCGACCTGTGGCGGTTCAATCCATCCAGTATTCATACAGTCGGTGCATCCGAATGCTCCTGCATTTGTATGGTGGCACTTTTCTCCTTCTGCTCCTTCTCTGATCGCTCCCTCTACAGTAATGCTCTGCAACCGCTCCACTCGTACATCCGTAACCTTCAGCCAGATTCTCGACGCTTCTTTCGGCATATGAATGGAAGGATGCCATTTTCCACGCCATCCTTCCGGTCGCAGTTCTCCATCTGCCCGGTAATAATATACACAATGTCCGCGCATATGACCGGCTTCATTAACTGAAAGCGCACACCACGTTTCGCGAACGTAGAGAATATCTCCCGGTGCATACCTATACGGCGGCTTAACGTATTGAATAGAACCACCATATTCATTAGCGGCAAATCCAAAGCATCCTACCTCTTTCTTCTCTGTACTGTCGGTAACAAAACCGAGTGGAAATGTATGCTTTTCGTCTGGTTGCGGCTTTACTAACCTCCGAGTGCATGTCTTCCGCCCGTCCAGAATTGCCTGAACCATTTCTGTGTTGAATAAAATCGGTTTAATCTGCATCACCTACTTTCTCAAAATAGAACTTAATCGGTTCTCTGTTTTCCTGCACCATGCCATACCGCAAGGCTATGTTGTATGTACATACATCTCTTTTCAGCCTGTCCGGTATCTTCTGTAACTGCTTTCGAAAGTCTTCCAGTTCCATTGTTGCCTTATACCGATTACACGAACCACAGGACGGCATGAGGTTCTTAATATCATGCACATCTATTCCGGTAAATTCTTCGGTATATTCATAATGTTTAAGACAATGTAAATGGTCTACATTAAAGCCTTTTTCTGGTATTTCACAGCCACAGTAGGCACAGTGACCATTGTATTTCTGGTACACCAATTTTCTGACCGACTTTGGAATTTGCTTACGCATCTACTCCACCGCCTTTTACTATCTTGATTGCATCATCAAGTTCAATGACCGGGATAGTTCCAATCCTTTCCGCTTCATCAGCATTACTATAGTCTTCTAACTGCTCCGCCACCTTGTCCGGGTCGTAGGCGGTCGGCTGTGCGTCAATCACACTTTGAAATCCAATAATATGTGCCATATCAACCAAACTAGAACTTTCTTTTTTGACTTTTTCCAAATGTTCTATCAGTTTATCCGCATCAATCAGTCGCATTTACTCCACCGCCCTTCATAAGCTCTATTGCACGACTCATAATTTTATCCGGGTCATCATTTACCCTTCTGTTCCACTGTTCAATTGCTTCTTCTTCTGTTTCTCTCCATCTTTCTACCATTCCGCTGCAAACTGAACATTCTGCCAACCACTCATTTTTTGAATAATTCAACATCTGTGCTTTTGCTCCACAGAATGGACACGGCTTAAGCTCTTTTTTTACTTCTGCCATTGCTCTTCACGCTCCTTCCTGCACAGGTATTCCAGTACCTGCATCCTCTATCACATTTTTTACCTTTCTCGTATTTACACATTGCCAGCCTTCTTTCCATACCGGGTATTCATTGTCCGCCATTCCGCCAGCATCTGAGGTGTGAATCTTGATAGCGACCGGTCATAATAACTGTGTTCCGGTTCTTCATCTCCATATCTCTGAAATGTGTAACTGCCTTTATATTTCAGTTGCCGGCGAATATATTCTGTTAGATTTTGTTTTCTGAAGCCAAGCTGATTACAGATTTCCTTACTGGTGACTTTCTCCATGACCAGCTTGCCATTTTTGAATACGTTGTAATAATATTTTGACAAAGCCTACTCCTTTCCAGCCGCCAGCAGCTTCCCTTCAAGCTCTCTGTAATCATACGAACGTTGTTCGAAGTTCGTGAACTTATTCCCCTTGGTATTATTGGGTTCGGCGGCTGCATCCTTCCTCCCCCAGTTACGAACTGCGGCTTTCCAATCTTTCATTTTGTTCTTCCCTACCATCCAACCCTTTGAAGAATAGAAATCAACAAAACGCTCTGCATCAACAGTGGTGATTCCTTTCTCTTTGCAGTAATCTGCTACATCTTGTGTGGTAGGGGGCACGAAGTGCCTTTTCTCTATACTCTCTTTTAATTCATTAACATTATCATTATCATATTCATTATCATTATCAGGTTTTTTTGCTTTCGTTTGCTTTTCCGAAAAACCATTTGCTTTTTTTGCTTTTTCAGATAAACCATTTGCTTTCGTGGATGGTCTGCCACCTAACTTCCCGGATTCTCTGCGTTTTTCAACAGTTGCCTGGTACTTTTCACTGTCTCTGTCCATCTGCACTTTTATGAAGCTGAATGCCATCCGTGTCACACCGTCCATGTCTGGAAGTGGCTCACCAGATGCATAATTCATGATGGCAGTGAACAGCAATCCACGCTGTTCCATTGTTAGAAGGTTGATATGCTCTGCGTAAGTGGTATACATGACAAAGCTGTTTTTATCCATCACTACCACCGCCCATACAATCAAATATACTTATCTGGTTTTTCTCCACTTCATTCTGGCTCCTGGCATATTTCTTAATCTCAGACAGTTTCTTCCGAATCCTCACCGTTCTGTGATTCTCCTGTGCCAGATACAACTTCACCAAATGCATTTCATCTGCTGCCGGCTGAAAATATCCTTTGCCATCCTGCATATTAAGAATTGGATGCTCACTGGTGCATTCCTTTTCTATCATTTCTCCGACCGTTCTATCTGAGAATCCGGTCATTGTAATAAGATACTGCCTTGTGACTGCATTCTTATGCCCTACCGGTATGTAATCAATCACATTCAATATCATCACCTGCCCTTGTTATCTCTACTTCCGTTCTTGGATTCCATTTATCATAAGATACCCTGCTGCCATCCGTAGACTGAATGATTTTAAAATTATCATCTTCCAACACACCATATTTCACCAGAATGTCATGCAATGCTTCATGTAAATTGGTAAGGTCAACCTTCCGCTTGGTCTGCATATAAAAGACTGCTTTCACATTAACCGGATAGTCTATTGGTTCTGCCACCTTTGGCATGAACGGCTTACAAGCCTTTTCATATTTCTTATACGCTGCAGATGGAATAATAAATGGTCTGCCATTCTTACCGGTAACAATCTGCTGGCTGTTCTTCTTTGTAATTGGTTTTAATTTAATTGTGAATTCCACTGTCACTCCTTTCCCCTCCCACTGATGCCAGCAGGAGGTAAAGCCTTTGCTCTCAATAAGTACCAAATTTGTGATATGTAATAAAAATGTCAGTAAATCAGTTTCTTTCGCATTCCTGCGGGTGTTTCAACCCTATAGGTAGGATTTTCCAAAGATACTGATAAAATCCTCTCTTGAGCCGTATGTATGCTCAAATACATCCTGTGCCAATCTCTTATAGGCAAGGTCTGTATTCCGGCACAGATGCGGTCCTCTATTTCCTTCATGGTGTTCATAACACAATGGAAGAATCATGTTGTATTTAATAGAATCATCTCTGTTCTTTCCAAAGAAAACCTCATGCTTATGTGGATGTGGTTTTCCACACTCATAGCAATAATCCAATGAATCTACTAAGATGCTTTTCCGTTTGTCTGCCATAATGCCTTTAACCTCTCTATCTCTTCCGGTGTTTCTGTCTGTATTCCCAGTTCTTTTGCTTCGGATACCACTCCATCTATGAATACCGACATTTCCTTGGTGTCATACTCACTGGAACCTTTTATCATGGCATAAGCGGTAAATGTACCATTATCCCTTATCTTTTCCCAGTGACCTTCTATCCGGCTCATGTCCACAGTGCTTTTTACTGTAATAGTTATGTATCCGGCTTCATCTTCATAAAGCACACCATATCGTCTTAGCATTTCCTCATAGACTTCTTCCTTACTGGTATTCAGTACTGTTGCAATCTTACTCATAAGGACCCATGCATAAGCATTTGCATCAAGGCTTCTCTTCTGTCGGTATTTCACCGCTTTAATTGATAACTTGTCCAAATCCTTAATGCTGTCGTAATGCTCTTTAATGGCTGCGTCCTCGTTTACCTCAAAGGTAATCTTGAATTTACCAGAATCACCATAATCTTTTACAACTCCAACTGCACGACCAGTAAACTCCATTAACTTTCTTTCCTTCCTGCTTTTGCGGCTATTGTCACTTCCAATTTACGAATCAGCTTATTCCACTGATTAATATCCAGTTCCTGCAATGTATTAACATGAAATAATTCCACCACGCTTTCCATTGATACCTCAGCTTCCTTTAATTTCTCCAACAGGACATTGTACTTAATATCATCAATTTTCTGCATTGCATACTGCTTGAACACCACTTCCATGTCCTGATTTACAATTTCCAGTTCATTGATTTTTCTGTCTGATGTATAAGAAATCTGATTCACAAAAAACTTGTCCCTTGTAGTGCTTTTTCCATCGGAACTCGTCTTAATATGGCAATACTTTTCCGGAATCCATATGAATGGTGCCGTATATAATTCTCTGCCGATACCATGCTTTACACAGGCTCTCTTAAAAGCATCTGATGCTCTTCCTTTCTCTTTAGCGGTATAGGATGCTGTTCCTACGTCCTCTTTTGAAATCCACATCCGCTTCTCAGTATCCCAAACCGATATAATGCAATATAAATCTCCATCAATCACTTCATATCTATCCTGCCATCCAAGTTCTCCATATTTTTCATCTAACCGCTTCTGTCCGTCTCTGGATGTTACATACAGAAGAAGTGATAAGCCTTTTTCGGATATCTGCTGCACTCTGCAGCTTATTTCATTTGCCTGTAATAATGTACTTTCCATTCTTAATCCTCCACAAATACAATCATTCCATCCAGACACCGGTCACATATCCGCTCACCGTTTATCTGGTGATAACTTTCATCTTGAATTCTTTCTCCGCAGCAATCACACATTGGTCTTTTCCGCAACCACGCTTCCTGCTCTGCGTCATGCTGTTCCCATAAATCATAATTATCAGACATCTTTCTTATCCCTTCTGTAATAGTGTCCAAAGTAACTACCATCTGCCTTTGAATTAATAGAATATGTCACATTATCGTCTATCTTAATATCAGCATCATAAGAACCGTCTGATTCTACACTTATTGATAATGACTTAGCGGCAAGCTGTACTCTAAATACCTCTAATGCCTCTGCTATGCTATCTATTAACGCTAAATCTCTTTTCTCTACATTTCCGTTACGCATTTACTAGCTCCTTTCTGAAATCCATTACAAACTGACCAGATACATCAATTCGTAATGCCTGCTTAAAATAGCTTTCCTGTTTTTCTGTTTCTTCCCGGCAGTCATCACACACACCGCCAACCAGTTCCCCAGCATCTACATTTGCCTTACACTTCTTACAGGTATACATAAGACCACCTTTCTTTACTTCTCACTAATTTTGTGTTACAATGCACGAAATGGATATTTTATATCCCTCGTAGGGATGATGCGAACTCGCCAAAGTTTTGACGCATCATCCTTTTTTAATGTAACAATCATCTTTACTCTCCTTGCAGGTCTGCTTGTCCACGTTATAACCAATCCATATCAGCAATGTTCCAATTACTCCCACTGCTCCACAGATAACCGGATTTGTATCGTAGGAACTGAATCCTAATATCATTCCAACAAAGCCTATTCCTGCAATTATGTCTCCAAGATACTTCATAGCTTGTCCTTCCTGCCGCTTATGCGGTCTTTGGTGCTATTACAATGCTATCTGCTGCCTGCTGATTTAACTTATTTCCAGCAAGTTTCTTTTCTTCATCCGTTAAGGTATTGACATTTCTATAATTTGCATCATCACCAAACCGGATATAAACATTGGTCTTCACTTCACCACCTCCAGTACATCTTATGTTGTTACGCTTGTACTTCATTTCTGGAATTCATGCGTGAATCACTTTCTTCTCACACAGAATCGTAATAATAAAACTGTTTACCGATACCCCTCGCTTTTTTGCCTGCTCTTTAATCTGGCAATATAACTTCTCTGGCATCCGAATTGTTGTCTGAACCATTCAGCCACCTCTTTTCTTTTGTGATATTGAAATGATAGCAAAATGAAAGAGGTTTTCTGATGAGCGTTAGCTCAGAGGTTTGTCAAGCTCTTTGCATGTGTTCAACTTAAAGTTGACTTTATAGGTAAAAAAATATTATCAACTGGAATATCATATATCTTACACATCATTTCCAGTTGTGCCTGCTTCGGGATTACCTTTCCCTTTTCCCAGTTACATATTGTCTGCTTATTAAGATGCATTATCTTCGCCACCTCTTCCTGTGTCAGTCCTGCATTTACTCGCGCTGCTGCAAGACTAATCTGTAAATTTTTCAAACTATATCCAACTCCTTTACTTTTTTTCTTTTCCCTGCTATAATATTTTTATCACTTGGGCGGCTTAGCAGGAATGTTAAGAGTGCCGCCCTTGTGGGTTTTCGTTTTGTCTTCGCCCTACTTATTTATTAAGCAGGGCTTTTACTTTTTCTTTTGCTTTCTCCAAATCTTCGCTTTCTTCAAGGATTGCTAAGATTTTTCTTGTCTGATTTTCTTCTACTGTTTCTTTAAGAAGTTCTGCTAAATTCATTTCTTCATTCTCCACTTCAAATCTCCTTTCCTGCTATCTCTTAGGAACAATTACATGATATATCAACTTTAAGTTGATGTCAATACTAAAAGTTGATTTTTTTATATTTTATATTGTTTTTTTTCAACTTTTATTTTATAATTAAATCACAAATAAGAGATGAGGTGAGGCAAAATGTCAGAATTAGAATTTAATGCCATTTTTTCCAAACGATTAAAATACTACCTTAATAAATATGATATGACACAGTCTGAATTGGCAAAACAGCTTGGTGTCAGTACCCAATCTGTAACTAATTGGTGCAAAGGTGATAAATCACCTCGTATGGATAAAGTTGATTCTATGTGCAGTATATTTAACTGCAAACGTTCGGATTTAATGGAAGATAAATCAGATGATACACCTAATACTCTCGCTGCTCACTTTGATGGTGATGAATATACCGAGGAAGAATTAGAAGAAATCAGACAGTTTGCAGCCTTTGTAAAATCCAAAAGAAAATAAGTCCATTTTATGGGACACATTCATGTTTATAATGAGATGGAAGGGAGTGATAACATGACAAAATACGAAGAAATTCTTGACCAAGCACATAATAATAATGTGCCGGTATACGAAAATTATAATTTTTCTAATAGAATAAAAGGACTTTACTGTGATGGGTCTATTGCCCTTAATCAGAATCTGGCTACCAGTACAGAAAAGGCTTGTGTCCTCGCCGAAGAATTAGGGCACCATTACACCGCAACTAGAGATATAATTGACCAGTCCACAGTGGAGAATCGCAAACAGGAAATGCGTGGCAGATTAGTAGCCTATAATAAAATGGTTGGTCTCCGGGGACT